GCAGGATCGTCCAGTTATTGCATTCCCATGGGATGTCGTTCCAAGCCGTTTCTGGGGCAGAGGAGTATGTGAGAAAGGTTACAACAGTCAAAAGGCATTGGACGCTGAACTACGCGCTAGGATAGACGCTTTAGCATTGACCATACATCCTATGATGGCAATGGATGCTTCCCGTATGCCTAGAGGCGCTAAACCTACAATCCAGCCGGGAAAAACTATATTAACCAATGGCAATCCTTCTGAGATACTACAGCCATTTAACTTTGGTCAAGTCAATCAGATTACCTTTGCACAAGCACAAGCTCTACAAACAATGGTACAGACAGCCACAGGCGCTATTGATTCCGCTGGCATAGCTGGTTCCATCAATGGTGAGTCTACGGCTGCTGGTGTCTCTATGTCACTAGGTGCTATCATTAAGCGCCATAAGCGCACGTTAATTAACTTCCAAGAAGCATTCCTAATACCTTTCGTTACTAAGGCAGCATGGCGTTATATGCAGTTTGAGCCTGAGATGTATCCAGTAGCTGACTACAAGTTCCATACGTCCAGCTCACTAGGTATTATTGCTCGTGAGTACGAAGTTACTCAGTTAGTACAGCTGCTACAAACCATGTCTCCAGACACTCCTATGTATCCTAAGCTAGTCATGTCTATTATTGATAACATGAACCTAAGCAATCGTGAAGAGCTTATTCAGGTACTTGAGCAAGCTAATACTCCTAACCCTGAAGCTGAACAAGCAGCACAACAAGCAGCACAACAGGCACAGGAAGCTCAGTTGGCTTTCCAAGCTTCACAGTCCGCCGCACTTAACGGTCAAGCACAGGAGTCAGCCGCAAGGGCGCAGAAACTTTCCGTTGAAGCTCAGGTCATACCACAAGAGCTTGAGATTGATCGCATTAAAGCTGTTACAACTAACCTTAAAGCAGGAGATGCTGATGATAAAGAGTTCCAAAAGCGTATTGAAATCTCCAAGCAAATGCTTAAGGAAAGGGAAGTGGCCGCTAGGGAAGGAAGGGTTCAACAATGAAGTGGGGCCAAACACACGGTGGCAAAGGAAGTAGTCAACGAAAGGCAGCAGATCCAAAGAAGTTCTCAAGTAATTGGGACGCTATCTACAAAAAACCAGTAAAAAAAGTAAAAAAAAAGAAATAGCTTGACTTTAGTAGTCTACTATGGTATAATATAGAGTACACGACTAAAATAACTGTCCTACCAATGGAGAAACAGTAAATGATTGATAAAGAACTAGAGCAATATTATAACACATACCGCGACCTATTTGCAAACGCAGGTTTTAAACTTTTAGTACAAGATCTTGCAAATAACGCAAATGTTATTAATTCAGTTGAAGCAACTAAAGATAATAACGATATGTACTTCCGTAAAGGGCAACTGTCCATTATCGCAAATATTATTAATTTAGAAGCTCAGATTGAAGCAGCCGAAGAAAGTATACAAGCAGAGGAAGCCACAGAAGAATCAGAAGAAGCAGCCTAATGGCTTTGCTGTTTGATTTTGAATGTGAGAACGGCCATGTGAATGAACGCATGGCTAACTCTGATTGTACACACATTCCTTGTCTTGATTGTAAGGCAATGTCTAAGAAACTTATATCTCCTGTTCGTTCACGTCTCGATCCTATCTCTGGTGATTTTATGGGTGCTACTAGAAAGTGGGAAAGAAACAGAGAACAGAAGCTTAAGCAAGAACGCAAGGCCAATTCTGAATAATGGAAGCTTTGTATAATACACCTCCATAATGAGATTACTCACGGAGTTTAATAATGGCAAGACTAATAGACGAGCGTACTGAAGAAGAAGAAAACCAAAAAGTTGACAACGAAAATGAAGAAGTAAGTCAGATTACAGAGGCGGAACCTGTTACACAGGAGACTCCCCCACCTAAAGATGACATCCCCGATAAATACAAAGGAAAAAGCACTGCTGATATAGTAAGGATGCACCAAGAAGCTGAGAAGTTACTTGGCCGCCAAAGCAGTGAAGTGGGGGAATTACGATCAGTTGTTGATAACTATATTCAGACACAACTCGACACAACAACACCAGCAACCCAAGAACCTGAAGAAGACATAGACTTTTTCTCTGATCCCGACAAGGCTGTCGAAAGAGCAATTAGGAATCATCCTTCAATTAAACAAGCTGAAGAAGTAACTCAGCAGTATAAGCAGTCAACAGCACAGTCCCACTTACAGGAGAAACATCCTGATATGAAGACTATACTAACTGACGCTAAGTTTGTTGATTGGATCAAAGGGTCAAAGATTCGTACACAGCTTTTTGCACAGGCAGATACACAGTATGATTATGAAGCTGCTGATGAACTTTTCACTAACTGGAAGGAACGTCAACAAGTAGTAACTCAAACTGCCGCTAATGAAAAAGCTAGTCGTAAAACCGCAGTTAAAGCAGCCTCAACAGGTAACGCTAAAGGCAGCGGGGAAGCGGCTAAACGAAAAGTCTATAGACGTTCAGACATTATTAAACTTATGCAGGACGATCCCGAAAGATATTTATCCTTGAGTGATGAAATCATGCAAGCATATCAAGAAGGAAGAGTCCGTAACTAAACTCTTTTATAGAAAGGAAGTATTATCATGGCAACATCAGTATATCCCGCAACAGCGGGTTTTGTAGACAACACTAGCGCAGCTAAGTTCATCCCAGAAATCTGGAGTGATGAAGTTGTTGCTGCATATAAAAGCAATCTAGTATTAGCTAATCTCGTTAAGAAGATGAGCATGACAGGTAAGAAAGGCGATGTTATTCATGTCCCTAAGCCTACTCGTGGCACTGCTACTGCTAAAGCAGCTAACACAGCTGTAACCATCCAGAACTCTGTTGAGTCAGAAGTTTTGATTAACATTAACAAGCACTATGAATTCTCTCGTTTGATTGAAGACATCACGGAAGTTCAAGCTCTTGCTTCTCTCCGTCAGTTCTACACAGGTGACGCAGGTTACGGCCTAGCCAAGCAAGTGGACACTGACCTGATTGCATTGGGTAAGTCTTTTGGAGATGGCGACGGCACTGATTGGGTTCACTCCGCAGTCTATAGCTTTGACGGCAGCACTGGTATCCAGACTTATGCACTAGATCAGGTAGCTTCTACTGACGTGTTTAACGATGCAGGATTCCGTGACGCTATCCAGAAGCTTGACGATGCAGACGTTCCTATGGACAACCGTACCTTCACTGTACCTCCTTCATTGCGTAATGCAATTATGGGTGTTGATCGTTATATGTCTTCAGACTTTGTTGAAGGCCGTGGCGTTCAGAACGGTAAGATTGGTAACTTGTACGGAATTGACGTATATGTATCAAGCAACTTGCCTACCATTGAAACTGCCGCAGAAAACACTGCTGGCGGAGCTGTTAAAGCTGCTATCTTGTGTCACAAAGACACTTTGGTCTTAGCAGAGCAACAGGCTATCCGTTCACAAACTCAGTACAAGCAGGAGTGGTTAGGAACTCTCTACACTGCCGATACTTTGTATGGTGTTCAGGTATTGCGTCCTGACGCTGGTATAGTTCTAGCAGTAAACGCTTAGTAACAAACTGGGGCTTCTTCGGGAGCCCCTTTTATTTATATTACTCTTTTGTTTTCCTAGGGGCTATTAATGGCTATATTCAGAGGTGATGGTGGTGCAGGTGATTCCAATACGGATGCCACACTATCGTTAGTAACAGCACAGGCTGTAATAGCGACTACGAAAGCAAGTGATGCAGCAGCAAGTGCTTCAGGCGCTAGTACATCAGCTGCTACAGCAACAACTAAAGCAAGCGCAGCAAGTACATCAGCAACCGAAGCAGCTAACTCAGCTACGGGTGTTGCAGCTTATGCTACAGCTGCCGCGGCCAGTGCTTCAGAAGCGGCTAGCAGTGAGACAGCAGCAAGCACAGCAGAGACTAACGCAGAAACAGCAGAGACTAATGCTGAATCCGCTGAGACCAACGCATTAGCCTATAAGAACAACGCGGCTACCAGTGCATCCACAGCTACTACTAAAGCCAGCGAAGCCAGCACAAGCGCTTCTACGGCCTCTACAGGCGCATCTACAGCTACTACCAAGGCGAGTGAAGCAGCTACTTCAGCTAGTGCCGCAGATACATCTAAAGATAGCGCAGCAACATCAGCGTCTCAAGCAAGTACATCAGCTACCAATGCAGCTAGTTCAGCTACTGCATCAGCAGCATCAGCAAGTGGCGCATCCACATCAGCTTCAAATGCATCTACAAGCGCAAGTGGAGCTAGCACCAGTGCGTCCACTGCGACTACTAAAGCATCCGAAGCAAGTACATCAGCGAGTGGAGCAAGTACCAGTGCGTCAACTGCGACTACTAAAGCATCTGAGGCAGCTACATCAGCCAGCGGTGCAAGCACCAGCGCATCCACGGCCACTACTAAAGCATCTGAGGCATCCACAAGTGCATCAGGAGCAAGTACATCAGCTACGGCTTCAGCTGCCAGTGCGTCAACAGCGTCAACTAAAGCAAGTGAGGCAAGTACTTCAGCAAGCAATGCAGCGACAAGCGCAACAGCAGCAGCCTCTAGTGCATCATCGGCCTCTAGTACATTAGCAGCATCAGCACTTAAAGCTAACAACCTATCGGACTTAGCAAGCGCGAGTACAGCTAGAAGTAATCTAGGTTTAGGTACAGCGGCTACAACAGCAGCTAGTGCTTACGCAACAGCAGCACAGGGAGCTAAGGCAGACGCAGCACTAGTGGCGTCTACAGTGTCCACCTATGGCGCTACGCTAATAGATGACGCTAACGCTGGTGCAGCTAGGACTACACTTGGCTTAGGAGATATAGCAACAACAGCAATCTCAGCATATGCAACAGCAGCGCAAGGCACAAAGGCAGACTCAGCTTTACAATCTAACTCAACTTTAAACGCAGACAACATGACTGCTGGTACGCTACTAGGCGGCACATACTAAGGGTATATAACCATGGCAACAAAAATTGTAACTAAGAACAGTAGTACAGCTTCAGCAGCTCCAACAGCAAGTGATCTTGTACAAGGCGAGTTAGCGGTCAATGTCACGGACAAGCGTTTGTATACTGAGAATGCTTCAGGCGCTATTGTCGAGCTAGGTACTAATCCATTGGGTGCTGTGACAATGGCGAGTACTCTGGGAGTCACAGGAGTCCTAACAGCCACAAGTCTAGACATCTCTGGAGACATAGACGTAGACGGCACTACTAACCTTGATGTCGTGGACATTGACGGTGCTGTGGATATGGCGAGTACTTTAGCGGTTGCAGGAGTTGTCACAGTATCAAACGGTTCATACGCCGCCCCAGCTATTGCTTTTGCTTCTGATACCGACACAGGTATTGCAAGGGGCGGCACAAACACTTTAGGTTTTGTATCAGCCGGTGCTCTCAGATTTTATACAGACCCTAGCAGTGCTTTAGCAACTATATCCGCAGGAACAAGCAACCTTACGCTAGGTGTCAACGCAGGTAACAGCATTGCAAGTGGTGGTAATTATAATGTTGTCGTAGGCGATGAAGCAGGTACTGCTATTACTACGGGTGATCAGAATACATTTGTAGGTGCGTTTTCTGGTGAAGCTACGGCTACAACCGCTGATAACACTGGATTAGGTTTAAGTGCCTTGAGAGCAAATACTGGTGCTTCTAATACAGCGTTAGGTAGTCAGGCTTTAAGAACTAACACAACAGCATCTAACAACACGGCAGTGGGTTATAAGTCTTTATACCTAAACACCACAGGCGCTAATAACGTAGCACTAGGTAACCTCGCTTTAACAGCTAACACAACTGCGGGTTCTAACGTAGCACTAGGCGACCAGAGTCTAAAAACAAATACTACAGGCGCTTCAAACACTGCGGTGGGTCAAGGCTCTTTGCAAGCAAACACCACAGCAGCTAACAACACAGCGGTTGGTAAGAGTGCTTTAGCCGCAAACACCACAGGCGCACAGAATACAGCAGTGGGTCAACTTTCAGGGGCTTCAAACACAACAGGCTTAGATAATGCTTTCTTTGGAAGACAGGCGGGTTATGCAAACACAACGGGCAATTATAATACAGCCATAGGTACTTATGCTTTATTAGCAAACACCACAGCAGATAACAACACTGCCGTTGGTTATCATGCTTTAGACGCTAACACCACCGGCTCTGAAAATACTGCACTGGGTAGATTAGCTTTACAAGTAAACACCACAGCAGGTGACAACACAGCATTAGGTAATGCAACTTTACTCGCAAACACCACGGGCGCTAATAATACCGCAGTGGGTTCTGCCGCTTTAGTAGCAAACACCACAGCAAACTACAATACAGCAGTTGGTAAAGATGCCTTATTAGCAAACACCACAGGTGCATCAAATACAGCAGTTGGTGCTTTAGCTTTAGATGCTTGTACTACAGGAAATAGCAATGTTGCTGTAGGCATTAACTCTTTAACGTCTACCCAGACTGGTTCTAATTCAGTAGCTGTTGGTAATGGAGCTTTAAGTAATCAACTAGGCTCTGGTAATATGTTTAATATTGCAGTGGGGCCAGACGCAGGAGCCAATGTAACCACAGGCGTTCAAAACACACTCGTTGGCGCTTCTTCTGAGACAAGTGCGGTAGGTGTACATAACGAAATCGTGATTGGATATACTGCGCTTGGTAATGGAACAGTTACGGCTACATTTGGTATTGGAGCAACTGAAACTTATATTGGTATGGGTAATACATCTTGGAGTGGTTCTTCTGATGAACGTCTTAAAGAAAATATTACAGCCTCTACTGCTGGTCTTTCATTTATAAACGAACTAAGACCAGTTACTTTTAACTGGAAAACCAAAGGTGATATACCATCAGAGTTAAAAGGCTATGAAGAAGGCTCTGATGAAAAGTACAACTTAAACGACAAACTTTGTCATGGTTTCGTAGCACAAGAGGTTAAAGAAGTTATAGACGCACACCCTGAAATTGGTAGTGGACACGCAATTTGGAGTGTAAAACCAGAGGGTACACAGGCTTTAGCACCGGGAGCATTAGTACCAATGTTAGTAAAAGCAATCCAAGAACAAAACGCCTTGATTGAGGCACTCACCGCACGAATCACAACCTTAGAAGGATAAATAACCATGACAGACAGAACAGCAGAAGAACTAGCATCAGACTTCACAGCAATGGGACACAGCATTGCATTGATTACAGATGTAATCGCAGGAGACTCTATGGCAGATGATATAGCCGCAGATCGACAGGACTGTGTTGATCGTAATACTCAGCACCTAGAGTTGATGGTTGCTAAGGACGATTGGAGTGATGAGGATCTATCAGATTCTAATGCTGCCATTAGCTCTGGTAACGGCTACACAGCGTAATGGACTTAATACTCCAGAGCCTCAAGTCTAAGACAGTGCAGTTCAGTATTGCACTGGCAGTCCTGAGCATCCTTCAGGGCTACATAGGCTTCCTGCCTGTCAGCACGGCTACACAAGCACTCATAGGCGTGGGTATAGCCAGTTGTATCGTTGTGCTACGTGCGGTTACCGTGGCTCCTTTATCTAAGAAGTAATACACAACACTCAACAAGGAAGTTAGCATAATGGTCACAACAACAAAAGATGCAATAGACGTAGTAGCTGCCTCAACCGCAGTATTAACAATGGCTTCATGGCTTCCACCCACAGCATCCATACTGACCATTGTATGGCTAGGTATACGCATATGGGAGTCAGAAACAATACAGTGCTTATTTAAGACCAAGCAAAGTAAGCGCAATAAAAGCAAACGTAAATAAACTTTTACCTTGACTTTTAACTAAAAATAGTGTATAATAATGAGCATATTAAATAGTTTAATAGCACCAGTAACTAGCCTATTAGATAAATTTATTGAAGATAAAGATCAGAAGTTAGCTTTAGCCCATGAGATAAGTACCCTCGCGTCTAGACAAGCACAAGAACTAGCCAAGGGTCAGCTAGAGATAAACAAAACTGAAGCAGCACATAAGAGTTTATTTGTAGCTGGTTGGAGACCCTTCTGTGGTTGGGTGTGTTGCTTATCAATGGCTAGTAACTTCCTTCTTATACCTATGGCTAACTTTGCTTTAGCTTTATCTAGTTCCCCAATACATATACCACTTATAGAATTGTCAGAGATGATGCCTGTGCTTATCGGAATGCTGGGCTTTGGTGCTTATAGAACAATAGAGAAACGCTCAGGCGTACAGAGAGATAATTAATGGCTCTAACACCTAAAAGATTTGGTTCTTCTAATCCTTTTGCTAGCCCTTTTGACCAAGAGCAAGTGGCGACTACAGGTTCAGTTGGTGATTTTTTATTGCCTACTCTTGCTGACTATGTGCCTCCCGCTTACGAGTATTCTAACGCAGATGACGCAAACCCTAAACCTAAACCTAAAGATCCTTGGGATGATTCAACTGATCCCACCCCCGCTGATGACAAAGAAGATGGCGGCCAAGAGGGAGAGCAAGAAGATCCAACGTATACGCCTGATGACGCAGAGGGAGAGTGGGAACTACCTGAGTACGCTTATGGTATTAAAGTTGCTGACAACCCTGCAT